CGCGCGCTGAACATTCACGGCGCCGGGCTTGTGGTGGACGGGATTGTCGGCCCCAGGACCCGGCAGGAGCTGCAGGACCAGCTGGCCGCCACGGGTGAAGCGGTATTTTTGGTTGGGTTACAGGAGAAGCGTCAGGCGTTTTACCGCTCCTGCAGGCAGTTTCCTGTGTTCGGGAAGGGCTGGCTGACCCGCTGCGACGATGCGTTCAGCGTGGCGCAGGAGCTTGTTTAGTTGTTTTCATCATTAGTTGTTATGAGTTCAAATCCATTAAAAGCTGTCGGAGGGGCCCTGGCAAATATCGCCACGTTCGGGGGATATGGAGCCAATAAGGCGGCCAAGAAGCAGGCAAGCGCCGCCAACGCTATGGCTGATGCCATGGCGAATGCCCCGGAGCAGAAGGTTATTACTACGGAAACCAAGGATGTTTCCCAAGCGGAGGATGCGGTGAATTCGTCTGCCCGCCGCCGCTTGAAGCTTAGTAATACGACGAACCGGAGTAATCCTCTTTCTTCCCTGGCTGGTCTAAGGAAGACGCTGGGTTGATTTTTACACAGGAGATTCATGGAAAATGTTAAAGATTTATTGAGGACGGCAGACGCCCTGTTCACGGAGATGAATAAGAATTCCGGGGATTGGGATGAATTGCGCCGGCGCATCATGCCGCGGATGGAGGGGAAGGCCCGCCAGCAGGAACAGGCTAATGAGATGACGGCTGCGTCCAGTTTTTCTCCGGTGGCGCATAAGTCTCTTTTGAATTTGGCGTCCGCTCATCTTCTTTTTATTACTCCCATGGATCAGAAGTGGTTTTCCCTGCGGCCGCAGGATGAAAGGGATGATTACACCGATGAGGATGACTGGTACAGCAAAGCGACGGAGGCCGTCTACCGCGCGCTGGCGGATTCCAATTTTTATGCGGCGGCCCACGAGGTTTACCTGGACCGTTGCCTGACGGGTACAGGCTGCATGTTTGCAGATGTTTCCCGTGACGGGTCACTGGTGTTCAAACACGTCCCTACCGGGACTTATGCGATTGCCGAGGGAGCCCACGGGGAGGTGAATACGCTGGTGCGGACGTTGAAGTTTACTGCCCAGCAGGCCGTGGAGATGTTTAAGCTGGGTAATCTGCCTGTCAAGATTCAGGAGGCGTATAAGAATGCGGAGAGGCGGTACACCGAGATGTTCGAGTTTGTTCATCTTGTACTGCCCAACAGCCGGGCGCAGTTCGGTTCCGACATGGTAAGGCCTGGCCGCCGCAAGTGGTTGGACGTGTATATTGCCAGGGAGGCGGAGAAGATTGTTTTCCACGGCGGCTTTTACGAGTTTCCTTTTCTGGTGACGCGCTTTTTGAAGGGCGGCGTTTCTTCTTACGGAGAGGCTCCGGGGAAGGCTGTGCTGCCGGAGATCAAGGCTACCCTGCTGATGGATCGGGTGATGGATGTGGCCGGCAGCCGGGCGGCCATTCCCAGCGTTATCGTGTCGGCTAAGATGGCAAAGGAGGTTGATTTGAGGGCCGGAGGCAAGACGGTTGTTCCGGATGAGCTTATTGGTTCACAGTTGCCGAGGGAATGGGCGAACGTGGGGGATGTGAGGTTTATGCTGGAACGGCAAGATAAGAAGGAGAAGTTGATCAGGGAGGCGTTTTTCAATGATATTCTCCAGGTGGTTTCAAGCGTGGACCGCGAGATGACGGCTACGGAGGTGAATGCCCGCGAGTCGGAACGCATTATTTGCTTTTTTTCTTCTTTCATTCAGTTTTCGCAGGATTTTCAGACGATGATGAATCGCATTGTCTGCCTGATGTTCCGCAATACGCAGGGGGCCGTGCTTCCGGGCGACGCGCCCGATGAGTTTTTTGTCCGTTCCGCCGATGGGGGGAAGTTTGAGTTGCGGACTCCCCGCACCCGTTATCTGGGCAAGATTGCCCAGGCATTTGACCGTTTGCAGAGGTACGGCCTTGAGGGGGTGTTGAATGGGTTGGCGAAGTATATCCAGGTTTCGGGCGATACCCGCATTGCCAAGCGCATGAAGGCATGGGAGGTGTTGCGGTTTATGTGGGACAGTTCCGGCGCCCCGTCCAAGTGCATTGTGTCCGCGTCCGAGAATAGCAAGATGGTTGAGGAGGAGAAGGCGCAGGAGGATCAGATGCGTCAGGCCGCCCTTGCGGAGCAATTGGCCAGAGCCGGCAAGGATAGTGCCGCGGCGTCCGCACAGTTTAATACGGATTCATGATGAATATGTTTGAAGATAAGCCGACACCGGAACAGGTTGAGTTTCTCAAGAGGCTCAACCGGAGGCGAGCCGCGCTGAAGGAGGCTTTTACTCCGGAGGTGCTGGATATTTTAGAGAAGGAGTTCCAGACGAATTTGCCCTGCTTTCAAGGGAAGGCTGGTTCCTACGACCCCCTTGACGCGATGCGCCGAGACGCCCAGCGGGAAATGCTCCTGTGGGTGAAATACGAGATCGAACAATATAACCCTGATTTATGATATACAATAGATTATTCCACAATAGGTTCCTGAGGGAAGAGGCCATTCCCGGCAGCGAAGGAGAAGGCCCCGGCGGCGGAGCGCCGCCCCCGGCAAGTCCCGTGGACAGTCCGCCTCCCGCAGCTCCTCCAGTCCCGTCCAATCCCTACGATTTTTCAGGGGGTGCGGAACAGCCCGATCCGGATCCCGGCAGTCCTCCCCCGCTTTCTCCGCAGGAGGAGACCGAGTATGAGATTGATTTTGGAGAGGGGTTTGTGGAGAATGATGCCCTGCGAGATATGTTGAAGGGTCATGCCAGGGCGGCAGGGCTGCCGGCCGATGCCGCCGGGAAGTTTCTTTCCGAGGTGGCCGCCAGCATCCGCGCGGACGAGGAGGAGGCTTTTAAGGAGGCAGACGAGGCGTTGAAGGACGAATGGGGAGCGGAGTATGAGACGAATGTTTCTGCCGCCAAGGCGTTTGCCCGGAAGCTTTCCGTGGAGTCCGGCGTTTCTATGGAGAAGATGGCTGTGTTTGCGAGTCCGGACGGGTTCCGCGTTCTGCACGCCATTTCCCGGCTGACAGGCGAAGGAGGCTTGAAGGGCGGCGGCCAGATTCCGGCGAAGACGGATCCTGCCGACGAGGCTCAAGCTGTTTTGTCCGACCCCAATCACCGTTATTATAAGGCGATCGCCGATCCTTCGCATCCACAGTGGCGGGAGGCTACCGATTATTATAATAAGCTGGTGGGGATTTCCGGTTAGTTTTTTTGCGTTGACTATTGGTTCGGAGGGGTGTCCTGCTGTGCGGGGCGCCCTTTCTTTTTTTCATTTGTTCAAGTTACGGTTGTATTCATCAGGCCTGGGGATGTGGCATGATGCCTCAAATGGATAAGGTGACCGTTTTTAACCAGGCTTTGGCCCAGTTTGGGGACCGGGAGTATGTGAAGGGTTCCCCAGCCGGTCGCACCGTTGATTTGTGGTGGCCTACCGTGTTGCGGGAAGCGCTGTTGTTCGGGGCATGGACCTGGGCAACCAAACGTGTTGAGATGGATCGCTCCGTTATGAGGCATCCGATTCCGGATGATTGCCTGCGCGTGCTGTATGTGGGGGCGGATTTGTTTCGCATTGAGGGACGTGATTTGGTGGTTGAACGTTACGGGAAGCGCGCCGCCGGGACCGATAAGCTGGTGGTGGATTATCTTTCCGATGAGGTGGCCCGTTCCGAAGTGCTGCCGGATCACAGTCCGTTTTTTATCAAGGGCGTTGTGTTTCTTCTGGCGGGCAGGTGCGCTTTGAAGCTGGCTTCTTCTCCCCAGCTTGCGGCCGCTTTGGAGGCACAGGGGGAGGCGTTTTTAAGCAAGGCCCTTTATTGGGACACCTGCCAGCATGCTTCCAATGACCAGGATCCTTTAACAGAGATTTTAAGCAGTTCCATTTTCTGATGTTATGAGTTCCGATTTCGGGGGTTCCCAGCAGTATAAGTATCAGGGACAGGTGGCTTTGAGCAACGGGCGCGCCACGCAGGCGGCTTATGAGAAGAAGGCCCGCGCCCTGGAGGCGGAGGCGGTTTCCGATTCCCACCTGGCCGCCCGCAATATGAAGCGGATGCGCCAGAATCAGAATGCCGCCATGGGGGCTGTACGGGCACAGCGCGGCGGATCCGGTTTTACTTCCGAGGGTTCCGGCAGCCAGGCGGAGGTGGCGGTGGCGGATGTGTGGGAGAGCGCCATTGGGGACGCGGCCCTTTCCAACGCTGTTTCCGATGCCAATAAGCGGTTTGCCGCGGAGTCCGCCCGATACCAGGGGGATCTGGCCATGATGGCGGCACGCAGCGAGGCGGACCAGTATAAGATGCTTTCACAGAATGCCCTTGGTTCTGCCATGATCCAGACGGCCCTGACGGTGGCGGGGGGTGTCATGGGGGCGGCAGGAAAGACAGGTGGCGGGTTGCTGGGAGGCGTTACCGAGAGCGGGCAGACGTGGGGTTCCGCCGCCGGAGGAACCCAGGGGGCTTTTTCCGGGATGATGAATGCTTATTCCCTTTCCGGTTCCCTGGGGGGGATGGCGCCGGGGAGCATGCAGTCTTCCAACAGGTGGAGGGATTCCCTGCTGGCTAATTTCATGGGTTTTGGAAAGAGATGAGCGTTTCTCCCATGCAGCAGGCTTTTTTACTGATGGAAGCCCAGCGCCCCGGCTGGTTCCGGGAGACCGTTTCCCTGGCGGATGCGGGAGGCGGGGTCGTGTGGTGCTGCCCTTCGTTGTTTTTTGCGGGGGTGCCAGATCCGGAGTCCCCCAGGACGTTGATTATTCTTTTTGCCCACGGCCGCATGGAGGCCGTCAGGGAGCTGGCTTGTCTGGTGCAGGGGCGTTTTGACCGGGCAAGGTGGCAGCGCTGCATCCGCGGACGCGAGGACTGGAAGGAGATTTCCATCCCAAGGTTTTTAAGTTTTAACCGTTTCAAGATGAACGAAGATGAGTGATTTACAGCAACCCATGTACGGAGGAACCCGGATGAATGCGGCTTCCTCCACCCCTTCCCCGGTCCAGATGCCGGATGTTTCTTCCAAGCCCGTTCAGAGGGCGCTGCAGAATGCCCAGGAGTTTGTGTCTGATGTTGCCCACCAGTACCAGCGCATGAAGGATTTCGGCGAGCAGACGCGGCTGGAAGGCCAGATGAATGATTTGGCCAGCGAGTTTGAGCAGGAGATAACACGGAGATTGGGGTTTGCCCGCGGTCATGAGCTGTCTTTTTACGATCGTGACGGGAGGCTGAAAGAGAGCGCCCTGAATACGTTTGTACGGAATTACGAAGGGAAGTTCCGCGGGTTGAAGGGGAGTTTTGTTTCCCAGGAGGAGGCCTCCAGGTTCGGAGCCAGAAAGCAGGATGTGATGCGCCGACTCCAGAGGCGGGCTTCCGAGTTGATGCTTAAGGGGCAGATTCAGGAGTCCAGGCAGGCTTTTGAGGAAGGGTTGAAGGGGGATTTGCTGCGGAGGGATTACCAGGGAGCCACCCGTAGGCGCATTCAGGCTTACGAGGCCGGCATTATTTCTGAGAATGGAATGAACAACGGTATTCTGGAAGATACACGGAACGGCCTTTTGGATGAATACGAGCAGGATATGCTGATTAACCCCAGTGTTGCTTTTACGAAGCTTGGGGACGGCTATTTTGATGCTCTGGGCGCAGGAGATGTTTTAAAGCTGAAGGAGAAGACCAGAAGGTTTTTACGTTCCGCGAACCGCTCCGAAGGTGAAGATGGAGCGCCCGGTTACAGAAAGGGTTCTCTTTGGCCGAAAGCTTCCCTCCGTTACGGAGCCACGGAGCAGGAATACGACTGGGTGGAGCATTATAACCGGACCGGCAGTTACGGGAAATACGCCCCTTCCATTAAGTTTGCCTTTCGGGAGGATTTACGGAATCTGCCTCCCGCCAATTCCGGCGAAGAAAGAACGAGGTACGTCAATGACATGTTGAAGAAGTGGGGGCAGTATGGACAGGTTCTTGGAGATGAAAGGAAGCTGCGCCTGTTTGTAGAAGACCGGATTGACGCCATGGGGAGACCCAATACGAACCGGAATAATATAGAGGCCGTTTTGAAGGCCATGCCAGATCATGTGTATATTCCTTATTTTTCTTACCAGGTAGCTAATGCTTACAAGAGTGGCGACCAGGAGCAGATTAAGAAGGCAGAGAGTACGCGGGATGAGGTGGAGGCAGATATTTTGTATAAGACGGAACTTTCCATGACGGAGTGGAGACAGGCTCATCCCAATGCCACACTTGCCCAAGATCTTGCGCAGATCCATCAATTTACCGCTTTTCATGCCGGGAACAGGTTTGCCTATCGGCCTATTATTGAAGAAGATAAGAAAAGATCTGACGAGAGCCGCATGAAGAAGGCGCTGGAGTCCATGCCTTTGTATTCTTTTGAGCAACAGGAAGAGTTGAACGTGTCTCCAGAAGAGAGGGAGGCCCAGCAAAAGAAGGCGGCACAATATATTAAGGGCCAAAGACCTTATTTGCCTCCCCCTCTTGAGAATCACCCTGTTTCTTTTGTCCGGCATGCTACATCCGGAGCGTATGTTTCCAAGCAGGCTTATGAGGCTATCAAGGCTAAGTTTGGGAATAGACCTTTTGCCCGCATTTCTCTGGGACGCAATGGAGCTTTCCTAAGGGTTCCCGTCGTCGGGGTCTATGAGGGAACCCCGCGGGGAGTTGAGGTTTCAGGACCGCTTTATGAACGCATGGCGTTAAGGTTTCCCGGTGAACAGGCCAGCGGGAATGTCAGCATTTACGACGGGAAGGATGAACCGGAAGCGCCGGAAGATGGATACGGACCAGGGTTGCTGCCTCCTTTGCCGGGTGGAGACGATACTTACACGCAGGTGAACGATATTGGCGACTCCGCCCTTCTTCCTCTTTATCAACAGTTTTAGCACAAGAATATATGTTTGCACAGGATGTTTTTGAGAGGTTGGGGCTGTCCCAAGATATGGATTTATTGAAAGAACTCCAGAAAGAGGCATTGTCAGAGCCAACGGAAGCGGCGCAGAGCCCCTATATGGATGACCCGGCATATGCCGGTTTTGAGACCTTGCGCGGTTTGTTTGGTTCCAATCATGGAGATAATCCCTCCATGTATTGGCTGGCACAGGGAAAAGAGATGCCTGAATTTGCCATCGTGGCGGACGCACAGGCTGCCGTCTGGAAGGATTTCCAGAAAAAAGCCCGTGCTTATCAGGCAGAGCAGGAGCGACAGCAACAGGCACGGGAGGCATTGGCTGCTACGATTGATCCCTTCATTGACCGGTACGTGCGCGGGGACACTGTTGTTCCCTCCCCTGAACAGGTAATGATGATGCAGGAGGCGGGCATTTCCTGGGAGAGTGTCAGACGAGCCCGCAGAGGGATGCAACTTGTCCGGGAATATGATGCGCAGGGCACCCTGTACGACGACAGGATCATCAATAATCTGGCGGAACAGGTGGGAGATGATGAGCTGGCACGGCGCATTGTGCTGAATATGTTTTATAATGACGCCAGGAAGCACGCCAAGGATAAGCACGGTGACGAGTGGACCGGGATTGACTGGATAGATAAGGCAGCCCAAGGGGTAACGGGGATGGTACGCACCGGGGGCGTGAAGGGATGGCGGACAGGTCAGAAGGCCTGGCGGAATTTACAGGTAATGGGAGAGGTGGATGCCGTTACGAATGCAGCTAAGCGTCTGCCGGAGTTGATTGCTTCCGGAATGGATGTGGATGAAGCACGCGCTCAGATTGAGAAGGATGCCACTTTTCTTGAGATACGACGCCGCTGGGCTGCCGATCTGGTTGAAACTATGGAAGCCGGGGAAAAGGAATATCTGGAAGGGGAGGACCGTCATTTGGTTGGCCGCATTGGTTCGCAGCTTGGTTCCATTATCGGAGATACGGCTCCCTGGTTCATTCCTGCCATTGGTCCTGCTATCGGAGCTTTCTCCGCCATGCAATCCCGCAGGGATGAGGGGGTAAGCATTGGGTTAACGATGGAGGAAACGGAGAAGAGGGCCATGATGTTCGGCCAGGCAGATGCTCTGGAAGAGATGATTGCTTTTTCCCCCATCGGGCGGTTGACGCCCGGATATAAGTGGTTGAAGAAGGCGCTTGGCGGTGGGAAGGCCGCCGGGAAGCTGGCCCCGTGGCGGGCTCAATGGATGGCGAGTCCGAAGGCCCAGTACGCTATTCAAGGGCTTTCCGGTGCTGCGGAAGAGGCCATTCTTGAGCCTACAGCCGGGTATTTGATGCGTACTGTACAGAGCATGAACCTGACGGACGAACGCGGAAAACAGACTTTCCGTCAGTATTTGGACGATATGGGGCAGATGATGCACGGAGAACAGGGTCTTGCCCTGCTGGCATTTACGTTTGGGATGTCCGGCTTTAATTATCCTCAAATCAAAAAGGCGGCCCAAGAGTTTGGCCTTTCTTTGCAACATTACAAGGAACTGGGAGGCACGGTCCAGGGGTATCTGGAAGCCAGGGAGGAAAAGACCGCCGAAGGTTTTTTGAATAAGGCTCTTTCCCATTTGCATGATTCCTGGATGGAGGATCCGCAGGCTTCCATGGAGCGGGCGAGCGCGGCTGCCGGAGAACGCCTTTCCGGGGAACGCATTGAGTCTTTGCGGGAGCTGGACGCGTGGCGGGCCGCCGAGGATGCCGGCATGGTGCCCAGGGTGGATCCTGCGGAACAGGAGGGGATGTTCCGGGTGTATGCTCCGGCGCGCGGCACGGAAGCGCCGCGGGAGGATGCTTCCGTTTCCGGAGAGGGGCAGGAAGAGGGCGCCCCTTCCTACACGCTGATGGACGGCGAGCAGATGACGGCTTATTTGCAGGCGTTTGTGGATGCCGATATGGAACATGCCATTGTCGGGGCACAGCATTTGCTGGCCGGGGATGTGACCGTGGGCCAGGCTCTTGCCCAGGGGCGTTTTGACGCGGCGGAGGTGATTACGCGCACAGTGACGGATGAACAGACAGGGGCCGAACGGGTGGTGATTGCCCCGGAGACGCTGGGGCAGATGAAGGCCCGCGCGGATATGGCGATGGCCGCTATCCGCGCCCTGGAGGCGGAGGGGGTAAGTTATGAGGAGGCCGCCGCCCGCATAGATGCTTCCCTGAGCGAGCATATTCCGCTGGGGACCCTTGTGAGGACATGGGAGGAAGCCCAGGAACGCATCAGGACGGAACAGGCCCGGAATCCGGAGTTTAAGGCTCCTGCCATGGATGCCCCGTTTTCCAACGCTTATGTGACGAAGGTGCGCCGGGGGGATACGTTCCGCCGGGTGTTGAGGTATGCCCGCGGGAACGCGACGGTGGAGGATTTGATGGAGGAGACGATGGAACAGGCGGTCATTTCCTGGCAGGCGGAGCAGGGTTTGTCCTGGGACGAGTTCTGCGCGATGCTCCAGGAGGCGCAGAGGGTGATGAATGAGTTGTTTCCGGAGGCGCGGGGGGAGGAGATGCAGTTTATTCACCTGGACGCCGGGAAGCCGGTGACGGCTCATGACGCGATTGAGGCGTTTTCCAAAATCGGGCGTTCCTGCTGGCTGGCGGACGCGGTGCGGAGTACGTCCCTGCCCTCCTGGCTGCGGAGGCTGCTGAATCACCTGGTGAAGTTCCTGGGGTATTTTAAGGCGCGCGTGGAGTTGGGCGAGATGGTGCGCCAGGCGGAGGAACAGGGCGTGTTTTCCCTGCCGGTGCGTCAGGCCCTGGCGGTGATGCTGGATGCGGGGAATGCCCTGTACCGGGACCAGCAGGGGGATTTGATGGAGTTGTCCATGGAGCGGGCCAGAGCGCAGGCGGGGCTGGACGCGATGTTTGGCGCGGGCGTGGCGACGGAGGCCCGGACGCTGGAGGATGAGCTTGCGGAGAGCAAGGCGCAGGATGAGGCCGACGCGCAGGCGGCAGCGGATGAGGCTGCCGCAGAAGAGAATTCTCCGGAGGCACAGGAGGCGCGGCGCGAGCGGGAGCAGGCCCGCGTGGAGGCGCTGGGCGAGCCGGATGGGTCAGGGGTGTTTAACGGGGCGTTTATTGAGGTTCAGGAGGGGGTGCGCCAGGGGTTTATTGAGAAGTCCCGGCTGACGCTTTGCCCGGATGTGCCCCAGTTTAAGCAGGGGGCGGATGAACAGACCGGGGTGGTGAATCCGATTGTGGGGGCATGGCAGCGCAATGCCGCGCCGATTTCCGTGTGGAGGCGGAAGGATGGCGCCCTGCAGGTGATCAGCGGCCGACACCGTTTTAACGCCTGCACGGATGAGGATATTAATTGCACGGTGTATGATGAGGCGGCCGGGTTTGATTTGGATTGGGCGCAGACGCATGATGTGGAGAATAATATCCGGGACGGGCAGGCTTCCCTGTTTGAGATTGCCCGTTATGTGAGCCGGAAGCGTTTGACGAAGGAGGAGGCGGTGGAGAGGGGGATTTTCCGCAAGGGGCAGTCCCGCCGCGGGGTGGAACTGGGCCTGTACGGCTGTTCCGATTTGCTGGACGCGCTGGGGAATGAGCTTGTTTCTCCGGATGACGCCTGGCGCGTGGCGATGGCGTTCCGCAATCAGAACGAGGTGCAGCGGGCCGGGCTGCGTGCCCTGATGGAGGGGAAGAGCTGGCAGGCCGCTTTGGCCGTGATGCAGGTGGCCGCGAATATGGACCGCATCCGCGGGCTGGCGGAGGCGGCCGGGATGACGTTTGAGACGGATTTGTTCGGCAATTCCCACGCGGAGGAGTATTTTTCAAGGCTGGCCCAGTACGCCGCCGCCCGCGTGAGCGAGCTGACGAGGGAGATTTCTTCCATTAGCGGGGCGAGCAGACGCCCGGAGACGGCCAGGAAGTATGGCGTGGATGTGAGGGATGCCAACGCGCTGGAGGCGGTGGTGAAGGATTTGAAGGCGCAGAGGGCCCGATGGCAGAATTTCGGCCTGCATGAGGAGTTGATTAAGGAGGCCAATGATGCCGTGATGGTGGAGCTGGGGATGAAGACGCAGGAGGTGGTGGACCGGGAGAACGGCGTGCTTCCTTTGGAGGCGCCGGAACAGGAGGCGGGGTCCGCCGATACGGGGATGTTGCAGCTTTCCCAGGATGTGAGCCGGATGCTGGACGCGGCGCTGACGAGGGGGGCCGCCCCTGCGGAAGATGAGGCTCCCGCAGCGAATTTTTCCCTGGTGTCCATTTCTTCCGGGGATGTGGTGAGTTCCGCCGCCGGGATGCGGGCGAGGTTGAAGCCGTTGCAGGGCAAGGTGTTCGTTAATAAGAATACGGGGATCCAGGCCGTGATTGAGGCGCGCGTTTCCGGCAAGACGGTGGGCAAGGCCGGGGCTTCACAAATGTCCGTGGCGAATTTGAAGGCGCTTGGGTTTTCCGCGGAGGAGGCCCGGAGGGTCCATTATACGGCGGCCACCCGCATTCATGAGTTGTTTGAGAATGCGGAGGATGGATTTTTTGAAGAGGCGTATAAACAAGATGCCTCAAAAGCCGGAGCCTATCATTTTTTCAATACAGTAGATATTGAAGGGATAGGAGCGTTTGATGTTAATGTTACAGCAATCAAATACGTTAAGGAACAGGAAGGTAACGTTCTTTACACGCTGGAATTGACCATAGAAAACCCCGCCACTAGGGGAGCTGCTAGCCGGGAAGGCCGCCTACCTACACCCTTCAAGGACGGGGTTTCTACCCGTAATTTATCTTCTTACCGTTCTTTTGTCGAGAAGGAAAAGGCGGCTGTCAGGAAGAAGGCGGAGTCTGACGGGACGTTCATGAAGGCTCCGAATGGGAAGGATACGAACCTGACGGAAGACCAGTGGCTTTCCGTGCGCACGGAGGCGTTTAAGAGTTGGTTTGGCGATTGGGAGCATGACCCGGAGAACGCTTCCAAGGTAGTGGACGAGAATGGGGAGCCGCTGGTGGTGTATCATGGTTCTCCGCATGTTTTTACCGTGTTTGACGTGGAGCGTTCCGGAGAGAATTTTAACCGGAGCCGGGAGGATGGAGGGTTGTTGTTTTTTTCTTCCCTGCCGGAGACGGCGGAAGATGTGCTTCATGATTTAGAGGGACGTTTTCCGGGGACCGGGTTGGAGAGTGCGCGGCTGTATGCGTGTTTTATGAGGTTGAGGCGTCCGTTTATGCTGGATCTTGGCGATGCTTCACAGCGCCCGTTTTCCGGGGAGGGTGTGCCGGAGAACGTGAAGGGTTCCCCGATGGCGTGGTATTTGTTTCCTCACGAGTTGAGGAGAGGGTTTGATGAGGGGAATGCTCATGGCGCGGGTTATGACGGTGTTGTTTTGAAGGGCAAGAATGCTTATGACGGGAGTCCGGAGGTGTGGGGGATGGCTACGGATTCCCGGCAGGTGAAGAGCGCTGTCGATAACCGCGGGACGTTTGATTCAGATAGTCCGGATATTACGTTTTCCATTATTGGGGAGAAGGCTGAATCCTTCCAGGAGTACCACAATAACGGCCTTTCCTACACGGATCCGGCGGACGGGAAGCGGAAGGCGATTATTGATTCCCGCGGGGTGCGGTTGAGGAAGGAGCACGTCAGCGTGAGCGAGGGGGGGCATGTGAATGTTTCCCTGGCCGCGGCCCTGGATTTTCCGGAACTGTTCCGGGCCTACCCGGAGCTGCGGAGGCTGCGGGTGGATTTTTACCGCGACAGCGGGAGCGGCACGGGAGGGTTTACCGATCCGCAGGAGCATTATATTGCCGTGAATGTGGCACGGGGCGGGAAGAACGCGGCTCCCGGCATGGTGCTGGATACGATTTTACACGAGGTGCAGCATGTGATTCAGGGGTATGAGGGGTTTGCCCAGGGGGCCGGGAGCATGAGCCGGGAGCAGGCGCTTGCTTATCTGGGCGGGAGCATGAGCCAGCTGGCGGGCCGGGGCGACGACTGGGCGAAGGCGGCCCTACCCCGCCTGGAGCGGATGAAGCGGGAGCTGGAGGCTGGGACGTTGCAGCCGGCGTTTGTGTATGTTTTTTCCCACGGGGAGCAGGAGGCGCGGCTGGCCGGGACGTTTGAGAAGAATAGCGAGGGGGTCTTGATGAGCGGGCTGAACGGGTTCCGGCTGCTGGACGCTCCGCAGTTTTCGATTCCGCTGACGGGGGATATTACGGAGCTTGGCGGCATTACGTTCGGGGCCGGGAGGTTTGGACGGATGGCCGGCAGGGTTCTGGCTCCGAACGGGGATTGGCTTTACGATGAGATGGTGTTCAGGATGCGGGCCGCCACGCAGCGGTCCGTGAGTAAGCTGCGCCTGTTTGAGACCGGGGACCGGGAGCGCGGCCTTGAGCTGCTGGCGGAGGCGCAGGAGCTGATTTCCACAGTGGAGCGGTATTTGCCTGATTCTTACGGGTTCGGGCTGGAACCTTACAAGATCTGGCTGAATGTGTTTTCCCTGCTTTACGGGAATAGCGGGAAGATGGCGCCGGGTGATGCGGTGGCCAGCGCGTTGGAAGCGATTCCGATGAAGAGGTGGCCGGAGATTATGGAGGGGAGCATTGGCAGGAGTTTTGTCAATTGGGCGGAGAAGAGGCCGGAGCTGGAGGATGTGGTGGAGGAGGCCCGGAGGGAGATTGCCGAACGGCAGGCTGATTACGAGCTGGATTCTGCTCCGGACGCGGATAACAGGGCCGCCCTGGCGGCCCGCAAGGGGGTGGAACAGGAGGTGTGGCGCCGGTTGTTTGAGGAGCACGGGGCCGAGTTTCTGGAGGAGTACGGGGAACAGAAGGTGTTCCGGCTTGTGGGGAAGTTTATGGAGCGCGTGGTGGAGCAGATTGACCGCTTCCGGAAGGACCGGACGCTGGGGCGCATCCGCCGCGTGGCGGCTTCCGTGGCTCCGCGGACGAGTCCGCAGGGGAAGCCGATGCGCGGGAAGATGGACGCGGAGAGTTACCGGAGGCTGGAGAGGTGCTTGCGCCTGCTGGAGATGACCGAGAGCCAGTACGATGAGTTTTTCCAGAAGAATTTTCCGGAGGATGCCGAGGAGGGGAAGAGGTGGGAGGATCTGGCCCCGGATGCGCTGGTGCTGGTGACGCTGCCCGACGCGGAAGGGAGGCTGGAAGAGGTGGCCGTAACGCAGCGGGAGTTTGAGGTTTACGCCTGTTATGAACGGATGGACGTGAATACCGCGGAGAAGTGCGGCGCGGCCCTTGGAGAATTGATTGCCACGTCCCGCCATGCCTGGGAGAACGCAGCGGAGAAGAAGAAGCTGGAGGTTGCCGCCATGGCCGCCCCACTGCTGCAGGCCACCGGGGATTTGGATGATAGCAGGATGGCGACGTTCCGCCGGAAGGCGAGGCTGCGGGCTTTGCCGAAGAATCCCCTTTCCCTGTTTGATTACCTGATGAATTTTAATCAGTATATGCAGGCGCTTTCTTCCGTGGAGCCGTTTGCCGGGGTTGCCCGCCAGTTTGAGGAACGGGCGGCGCGGTTTAATGTGCAGCGGCAGGCGAGCGAGAAGGAGATGCTGCGTTTTGTGCATCATACCGTAGCGGAGATTGCGGGGTCCGCGGACCGGTATGATATTGCCGAGTGGATTTATGAGGGGCGCATGAAGCAGGATACGGGGATTTCCGTTGTGGAGCGGGAACCAGATTGGAACAGGAAGGCAAACGCCCTGTACCGGGAACGCCTTCTTCATTTGCTGCGCCGGAAGGTGAAGTCCCACGGGCTGGAAGCGGTGCAGCTTTATTTGAGGGAGTTTAAGCTTTCCGAGGGTTTGAAGAAGGAGGTGGACGCCCTGTTCGGGCACCGCCGCAAGGAGATTTCCGCCAAGCAGGCGAAGAAGGCATTGGAGCACATGGAGCGCGTGTTTACGCAGAAGGAGTGGGAGCGGTACGGGGATCAGAAGGTTTTTGCGAGGGAGCGGGCGGAGATGCTGCGCTCCAGGACGAAGTACGCCAAGGAGGGGTATCAGCCGAAGAGTTTCCGGCTGGATGGCCTGTCCCGGATGGAGGCGGCGTATTTGGTGCTGTTGTCCGAGCAGGCGGATTATACCGAGGCCCTGGCGGAACGCGGGTTTGACGCGGAGGTGATGGATCGGCTGCGCGGGTTTGCCGGGGATGAGGTGATGCGGTTTGCTTACGCCTTGAGAGAGAAATTGAATGAACGGAGCGGACAGGTGCAGGAGATGACCGAGAGGCGCTACGGCTCACCGTTTCCGCTGACGGAGAATTATTTCCGGGCGTTTTTCGATGTGACGATGGAGGCGATTGATAAGTCGATTGCTGATGCGGCGTCTTACGGGGAAGCGGCCACAGGCGGGAAGTTCGGGTTGATTCACGCCCGCCGGAAGCATCAGGCGCACCTGGATTTGGAGATGGATGTTTGCACGGCGTTTATGGCGGCCATGACCGAGCAGGATCTTTACCTGTATGGTTCCGAGATCAGCCGTGATTTGCGGGCCCTGCTGAATTTTAAGGGTGAGGATGGCGAGGCGGGCCGGAGCCTGGAGGTGCTGTTGGGGCGGGATGCCGTGGGCAAGCTGATGGCCTGGGCGGATGCGTTTGACCGCGCCGGAGCGGAGAGTATCCGGGGGCACCTGGATATGAACCGCCTGATGAACCGGCTTTCCGGCGCGGCGGCGCGGGTGCTGCTGGCCGGGCGCGTGGGGACGCTGACCAAGCAGGTGACGACGGTGATTAACGCGATGTATGCTTCCGACGAGATTGGCCTTGCCGAGTGGCTGGGGGCCGTCCGCCGGTATCACGCCGGGAAGCTGGTGAAGCCTGTGCGCGAGATAGAGGTTCTGCCGGAGCTGGACAGCCGCGACAAGACGCGGTTCAGTGCTACGCTAGCTGCCATGGGAGCCGACGAGGCCGGGCGCCGGGTGTCCCGCCTGGAACGCTGGAACCGGGAGGGTATGGATTTGCTGGAGCGGGTGGATATGAAGGGGAATGCGATTTCCGCGGCTATTTTGTACGATGCGGTTTACCGGAAGATGAAGCGTGAGACGCCGGACGCTACGGAGGCCGAGCTTGACGCGGCCGCCATGGCGGAGGTGCGGCGCTCCCTGTCCCGCAAGGGTCAGCCGATGACGCAGCTGCAGAAGTCCCTGGCCGCGCAACACCGGACCTGGATGCAGGCGGGGATGTTGTTCCTGGGCGGCGAGTCAATCAATACGATGGGCAATGTGTTTTCCCTGGCCCGCAGCGGGCAATGGGGGAAGGCTGGGTTGATGTGGGTTTCTCACGGGATGGTGCTGGCCCTTCTGAATGGCCTGCTTAATTTCATGACCGATGACGAGAAGCGCCGCCGGAAGAGGGAGTGGTGGCACGCCCTGTTTGATGTGGTGATGGGGCCCGTGATGGGGATTCCTGTTGTGAGCGGGCTGGCTGGTGAGGGTGTGAGGCAGCTTGCGAAGCTGTGCGGGTATCATGCTTTTATGCCGGGGAATAATTTGCTGGTGCCGTTTTCCAATGCGGCGGATATCGGGAAGGCGTTTTCCAATGCTTGGAAGGTGTTTGACGGCAAGGAACGGCCCTGGGAGGATGACGCCCTTTCTTTCCACGAGCTTTTACGCACCGCAACGGCGGGGACGGTGGCTTTTTCTCCACGGACAACCAAGGGGGGTGCCGCTGCGGTAGGAGCCGCCCTGACGATGGCGCTTCTGCTGAATGTGACAGAGTTTGCCCTTAAAACAGTCCGCAGCGTTCAGGAGAACGGTGCGGATTGGGATAAGTGGGTTGGAAGATGAATCCGGCGAAGACTTGAGTTTTTGAGGATATAGGAATACCTTGGAGAAATGAAAGGTTTGCTGATTGCCGTTTGTGTTCTCCTGGGGCTGGCATTGTTGCCGATGCCCTACGGCTATTATATGTTCCTGCGGTTGGCTGTGTGTGCTTACGCCATATTTGTGTTTACCCAGGAGCAGAAGAAAGGGGTGTGTTTCGGGAGCGTATCCGCTGCCGCTATTGCTCTGCTTTACAATCCCGTCTTCCGGGTGCATTTGGAGAAGGAGGTCTGGATGTGGGTGAATATAATAACCATATTATTATTCATCATTGTCTCGTTGCCATGGAGAGAGTTTGCAGAGACAAGAAGAGAACGAACAAGGAAACTTAAAGAGGAAGCAGAGAAAAGGAATGAGGAAAAATTTTATGGAGTGTATTATAAATATTTTAAAAGTAATTTGCTTCTTCCGAATTACTGTGTAAGATGTAAAGAAACTATAGACATATCTACAAGCAAAGATTTATTATGTCCTTCTTGTTATCAAAAAGTTCAAGAATTTATAAAGCAAGAAGAGAATGAATTTACGAAGACGGGAAATCTTCCCATGAAATTGAATTTCAAATGTAAACATTGTGGGGCGGAAGAAAGAACAAGATCGTTTACATTTGGATTTTGCAAACCATGTTATTGGTCTCTTTGCGAACTTGAGTCAATCGCGAAGAAAGATTTAAAAGGCTATGAGCGATATAAAAAAACATGCTAGCTATAAAAAAAGCAAGAACGGATAAAGAAAAAATCTATTGGCGGCCAGCATGAAAATAATACTAACAGGAAGCTCTACCAATTGGGTTAGCCATTCATGAAAAGTTTATATAACAGATAGTTTTTTAATTTTTATTATTTTATATTTTATTATAACGATTATTACTGCACTATATCTGACAACAACTGTTATAAGATAATTACTACAAAAGACGATTTACAAAACCGCATAAATACAACCAACAATTGTTATAATAGGAGCAAACCAAACTACCAGACCACCAGCTAGATATGATGCTCTATGACTAAATGTTCCATATAAAGCAATCCCTAATGATGTATCATAACTTCCATACATTTGTTTAGTTGCTTGATAGATACCGTTTGAAATAGATAGAGCATAAGTCATGATTAGTAACATAATTGGAATAAGTTCTAGACCTGAATAAAAGTATATCGCTGCAACATAAAACGAACTGATATAAAGAAGTATACTAATACTTGCTATGAACACTTGAAGACCGGGAGCCTTTTGTCCAAATACATACGCATTGATAAGTTCCGGTATAGAGAGTATGAGATTCGCTATAGGCAACACAGCCAAGAGAATGAAGATGATAGCAGGTACATAGAGGCCGATGCAGAATGCCCAGATAAGTCCAACGAGTGAAATAGGGAGAAGAATAAGGATCATAGTTTTAAATTATGCTGATTTGGTTTATTTTGCCCCGCCACAAATTTTGCAGTTCACAGCGCTGGGTGTATCGCTGGCTCGTCCTTTGCAAGCCCGGTAGTACCGGCAGTTTTTGTTATGGGTCTTGCCCGTTGAGCTGATCCAGTACGCTTTTTCTTCCGCTGCCGGTTTGGCTGCCGGTTTCCGGTGGTAGTGATATTCCCCTGTTTTGCGGTTGTAGTGACCGCCGTTGGCGTCCAGGCCGCCAGGGTGCGCTTCCGAGAATGAAGTGAGGGAAATAACAGCTAAAATGAGAGAGAATAGTTTCATACAAATTCATAATACCATGAAATAAAGAGAGTTGTAAATAATTTGCTTAACTCTTTCAAAAGCATTATGAAAGGATTATTTCCAACATTTATTTACATTTTTTACCTGTAGTTTATCGTTGTTTGTTAGAGGGGGCCGTGGTATCGCCTTTTCCGTGAGGTTGCTGTTTTTCTTTTTAGCCAGCATTTGCATTTCTTATGGTGAAAGCTTTAGGGGCTTTGTCATCAATGTGATTAATGGCGATACAATTACTGTTTTGGAGAAGACGCCAGAACAAAAACAAGCTTACAAAGTTCGTTTGAAGGGAGTTGATGCTCCTGAAAAAGGGCAGTACGGCTACAGTGGGGCTAAATATTTTTTGGAGAAGTTGATATGGGGTGAAATGGTCACGGTTCAATATTCGGGGCGTGACAAGAACGGAATTGTTTTGGGGCTGGTATTGTATGGGGACACGTTCGTGAATTATGAAATGGTCAAAGAGGGGTGGGCATGGTACGACAAAAAATATTTCGATAGCCGGGAGCTTGAGAGGTTGGAAGCTTCAGCGAAGAAGGAGCAGAAAGGATTATGGGCAGAGGAGAATGCGATTCCCCCTTGGGAATGGAGAGAAGGAGAGAGGGGTAAGGAGCCTTCCCAGGATAATAAAAGGATAGTTACTTATTGGATCAGCTCAACGGGAAAAACGCACCTTCCCGGATGTCGGTATTATGGTGTGGGGATGGGAGCGTTTAATAATCTTGGAACGGCAGATTATTGCGGCCTGTGCTGGAAGATGCCCAAGGTGAAAGTCAGGAAGTCTGAACTGACTTATGATCCTTTTCCTGGGCCAGTAAAGACATCTTCTTCCCCTCGAAGATCATATTCGAGTCCCAGGCATAATTCCATTTATCATCATGTGTTTTCTCCAAGCACGAGTACAGATTCCAAAGGACGCATTATTTACACGGGACCGCGTGGAGGAAGGTATTACATTAACAAGAACGGGAATAAGACGTATATCAAAAGAAAATAAAAGCCCCCTGGCCCGGAAGCCAAGGGGCGAAGCAAGTAATATAATGTAAACTTCATTAAGTTTATTTAAGGGCCTCTTTAATGTTTCTCGATAAGAGTGAAAATATTTTTTTTGTTTGAGTATCCAAGGATTTTTTAATGATAAAGGATTTCTTTTCTTGGTCGATGAAATGGAGTGTTCTTATTAGAGCCTCATAATTAGTATCTTCTTCCATTCCGAGCAGGCCTTTCAAGGAAGAGATTGTTTGGGAAGAGAACATTTCTTCCATTCTTCTCTTGCCTTCCGTTTTGGAGGGAGCAGGCAGAAGCAGAAATTTATGCGATTCTCCTTCACCAAAAGTTTTTTTAGCTTTTGCATATTCTTTTTCTCCTTCACGGTCATTGTCCCACAGAGCAACATAGTTAGCTCCCCAAGCAATGAGGTGTTGTATGGTGTCAACGATTGATGCAGCATTGGCTCCAGGTATCACGACTGCGTTTTCAGGAAGGTCACAGAATGATTTTATTGCATACAAATCGCTGATTCCTTCTACACAAATAATCGGATGATTTTTTATTTCAGATGTTTGAATGTGGGGTATTCTGAGAGCTTCGTAAAGTGGTTGCAAATGATCGGATTTTCTAGTAGCCGTTTTTTTCTTTGTAATTGGAATGGCTTGGATGGCACTCGTATTGCTTTCCTTATCTACAATTAAAATGTTGTTTGAAGGAATGTATTTAATATCAAGCAGTGAACTTGAGTGTGTACTGTAGATTACAACACCTTCTTTTTCTGATATTTCTTTTAATTTTTTACATAAAAGAGCCTGAACGGATACATGTAAATACGATCCGGGTTCATCTAGGAGAAATATTGTTTCCCTTTCTTGTTTAAAGGGTTTAGAATTGAAAAGGGTTTTCATGATGAAGTTGTAATGCCATATAAATCCCTTACTCCTATCACTCAGATCAAAATAGTTATCGTTATCTTGCACTCTGTCATTAATCTGAATCTTTATTCCCTGCTCAGTTGGTGTATTTTTGACTCTCAATTCAATTTTAAATAGGTCTTTTGCGTTTTCAGAGAATCTCAACCATTCATCTGTTATTCTTTGGTTGATATGAGATGCAATCCTTGACAATACGGTTTGTTGCCTTCTCTCATCAACCTCAAAGATATTGTTGAATGGCTCTTCTACTCCAGCTTCTTTCGCTATTCTTTTGAATATTTCTTTCCATTCAAAGTTTCCTGACTGGGAATTACTTTTAAAGTCAATGAATGATGGAGGGCGATCATTGAAGTCATCACTATAAATAATGGCAGGACAATTCTGAATAATGCAGGAACATATATTTGATGTTATTTCTTCATCATAGGGCTTCTTTTCTTCTTCCGACGGCTCATAAAAGTTTAATGAAGATATATAATGAGATCTACCGTTAAGTATTCTCGTTATTGTGATTTGTCCGTCTGTTTCCGCGAAATCATCTTGTATTTCTAATCCACTGTCAGCTTTCATTTCTTCATACACAAAATCAAGTTCTTCTCTTGTGCATTCAATAACAGCAGTTATTTCCGTGGGGCCGTTGTCTGATGGTTCATATAGATTAAAACGATTGCTGATGTGGCTTCCTTCATAGAGGTCATCGTTTTCTTCGTCAAAGCAAAAAATTGCTTGTAAAATTGTTGTTTTACCGCATTCGTTGATTCCGATTAGTGGAATAAGACGTGGAGAAAGATCAATCGTAAGTTCCTTGGAAATTGCCTTATAATTTTTTATTTTGAATTTTTTGTATCTCATAAAATGATAATAATTGTATTTTAGTTATGATGCATACTGTTTTTTGATGGGAGGAAGTTATGCCTTCTCCCAACTGTCCAGGGTTTCCACGTATAGAGCGGAGATTTTGCCGCCGTCCATCGGTTCGATGTCTCCGAAGGCAGGGTTGATGGGATGGAGGGTGTATTCCATTTTGCCGGTTTCCGGGTTTTTCCTGCGAACCAGTTTTTTGAGCGTCACGCCGCGTTCATCATGGTATTGAACAATGGTTCCGGGTTTGGGGATGGGGGGGATAGTGTATTTTTTCATGATGACTACGGAGCCGTCCGGAATGGAAGGTTCCATAGAGTGACCGTTCACGCGCAGCAGGTATTCCCCTTTTTCCAGTTCACGGTATAGCCGGATGTCCTGCGGGATGGTGTCTCCATCCGCCAGGTTGCCGGCGGCAATGTTGCCGATGATTTGTCCCTGGGCTTCCAAGGGGGGGGCTGTGAATGTTTCTACTGGGGTAAATTTCTTACGGGCGGCTTCTTTTTCTTTGGCGGCGTTTTGAAGGGCTATATCCGCAAACTCTTTGAGCGCGTTACGGAAGGCGCTGTTGATAAATTCCATGAACGTTTGCTGGGTGGCGGTCATGGCTGCGCTTATTACCTCCCATTCCTCATCCGTGAAATCAATCTCCACTTGGGGGGGGATGGGAGAAATTTTATCCGTCATGAGACGCTGAATGATGAGAAGGGCTTTTGAAGGGACTGGACGCGCTGCACTTAACCAATTATCAAGTACCCTTTTACCAACTCCACATTGTTCCGCGAGCCATTCGCGGGATTTTCCGGAGTCCTTGAGCCATTTTTTTATGTCTTCCTTGGTCGGCGTCATACGTTGATAATACATCATTTGGGTGATATGTCAACGATTGATGAAAAATAATTGTCAGCAAAAGGTGAGAATAAATCTTGCAAAATGTCAGCCGATGGTGCAAATTGTATTCATCAAACGTAACACGCCATGTACTCAATCATCAAATTCAGCGAAATGGAGGACGGCATCAAGAACTGTCTGCTGGCCTATGCCGAGCAAGGAATACGTCCCAAAGAAGTAATGAAGTCCCTTCTTATCCGAGAAGCTCAAAGGCTTGGGTTTGTACTAACCCCGGCCCGCGATCTCCCCCGTCCGAAGAACCCCAAGAAGCCGGCGGCATGAAGTATGGTCCCATCGAAACAATCCTGGCTACTCCTGCAATGAAAGAAGAGTTGCAACAAAAAGGACGTATAGAAGTGCTCTGTTCCGAAGGTTTTCAAACACTTAGAGCAGTAAAAGAGCAAACTCCATTCTGGATGGATGGAATCTATGTGCGGGTCATTGCCCGTAATGAGAGAGCTACGGTAGTTCTACTGGAGGAGGAGTGTGTTTCCGTTCCTTCGACTGGTAGCGATGTTGGAACAAAAAGTGTTCACCTACAGTAGATTTAATTTCAATAGTTTCCAGATGGGTAACAATTTCATGGAACTGTTCATGCGAAATGTAGATAGGGTAGTCATGGTCGGTAGTGATGATATAGCAACAGCCCACATATCCTTCAATTGCGACAATATGATCAATATTGACATAACAGAATACTCCGGGTTTTCCATCGGAATACCTGCCACCATTAAGACCTTCCTGTAGTTTTATGAATTTAGGCATAACGGAATAGTAGCCTGACAGCTTTCATCTTCAAGAATAATGAGCCGGCATGCGCATGAATTTAGGCAATACGAGCACATTCAAAGCCAAGACGTTACATTGGCAGGCTCTCCACTTTTATTTAAGTAATAACAACCAATATTAATCACTAACAAATAATCAATGATGAACTGGACTGAATTTATTGTTGTCACGATGCTCAACCTGGCAGGCTACTTGTCCGCGTTGATGCTTGGTATCAGCCTGGGAGAGAAACACATCATACGCCAGGTAAACAGAACCCTGGATCAGATGAGAAAGGAGCGGGCATGATTGTCGAATACGATAACGAGGATCGGTGCATCCGGGTGAATGGCGAATACGTCGCCATCCGGGAAGCGGAGGGCCTCATGGACGATTTGACGCTGGCGATTGACCAGTGGGAAGTGGATCACGCCGCGCAGTGCGACAACCCTGACGGACATGATGACGACTGACATGGAAGAAGCCCTGATCGAAGATTTGAAGCTGCTCGGCTGGCACGAGCTTTAACTAATCGCCCGGCCCAGGTGGGGCCTGAAACCAAAAACACAAATCGAAACGGAAAAGAGTAATACGGTCTGGCAGGCGCGGGGCGGCGTAAAGTCCCGTCCGGGCGGCCATTTTAATTAACCGAATATGAGCACGAATGAAAAAACGTTGAAGAGTCTGGCGGATGCCCTGGAAACCATAGCCAGGGTTCTTAAGGAGGCTGCTTCTTCTCCTGTTCCTTCCTCCCCGGAGGCGGCGAGCGTGGGATTATTGCCTGATTCCGACGAGGCGCAGGCGATTACCGCCTTCCGCGGCAAGGTAGTTGTCACTCTGGATGACGTGAGGTTCATGACGGGCTGGGGAAGAGAGCGTATTCTTGCCCTTGTCCAGGACGGCAGCATTCAGGCATTGCCCGGAACAGGAAGCGCCGGATGCCCCTATGAGTTCCCTGCCCTGTCTGTATGGCGCTATATCCACCAGCAGGATCATGCACAGAAGCCTCAAGTGAATGGAGTGGATATGAATATTCTTCCCCCGCGCAGAAGACGAAAGGGGGCTGCGGCATGAAGAGTTTTTTCAAATTTCTGGGAGCCTGCTCCTTTGGTTTTTCCGCTGTAAGTCTGTTCTGGCTGGCGGTGGAGCTGGATAACGCCGAGCTGCAGGCCGGCAAGAGTCCGCATTCCGGGTTTTGCCCGGAGTCTCCCTCCCCCATGAAAGCTTTTGACGGTTTGGAAAAACCGTCCCGCCCTCACGGCATGAGGAAGCAATAACCAATAGATAATATCATGAGTGAAGTAACTAAACGACAAGTACCCGGAGATGTTTTTTTCGAAGGACTTTCGGACCTGCCGGAGAACCGGATTCACCGCGGCGCCGTGTGCATGTGCACGAGGGCGGCGTTTACCGGAGAAATTGACCGATAAAATGAGTTGCCGGGGCCAGCGCCAACTGGTCCCCGGCCTGTTACCAAAACCCAAGCATGAGTAATAATAACATGAATACCAATACTACAAACGAACTTTCCAATCAAGCGCCGGGCAATCCGTTTGCCGTTCAGGCTTCCGCCGGAGGCGGGGCCCTGGCTGCCATGACGAGCAATGCAGCCGTTACTTCCGTGCTAGCGTCCATCTGGATTGCCAAGCAGTTTCCGCGGGATTTGGCCGAAGTGACGGCCCGCATGAACCAGGCTTGTTCCCGGCTGACGCTGGCGCAGTCCGCCACGTATGCTTTTCCCCGCGGGGGAACGACGGTGGAGGGACCCAGCATCCGGTTGGCGGAGGCGCTGATCGGGGCCTGGGGGAATGCGGAGGCCGGATGGAAGGAGGTTGCCCGGCACTGGGATCCAAAGGGAGCGGACGGCAAGGGCTGCATGGTTTCCGAGTGTGTGGCGTTTTGCTTTGACAAGGAGACCAACGTACGCCGCGAGATTGCCTTTACTGTGAATCATACCCGTGACAAGAACGAGTATGAGGGCGGCAAGAAGGTAATGAAACGTGTTGCCCTGGAGAGCGAACGGGACGTGTACGAGCTGTGCGCGAACATGGCTTCCCGCCGAATCCGCGCCTGTATTCTCCAGGTACTCCCCGGCTGGCTGACGGAAGAGGCCCTGGCGGCAACTAAGAAGACGCTGGAGAATGGAGATTCCCGCCCCCTGGCTGACATGATTCGCTCTATGGAGGCGAAGTTTCTGGAGTACGGCGTTTCCCGTGCCCAACTGGAAGCCAACCTGGGGCACAAGCTGGAAGAGACCACCAGGCCGGAGGTGGTGAAGCTGGGGAAGGTGTACAACAGCATTGCCGACGGGATGGTGCGGGTGAAGGACGTGTTCCCGGATGACGACCAATCCGCCAAGGAGCCCGCCCTGCCGAAGACGGACCCCAGGACAACGCAAGCCCCGCCGCCTGTGGCTACGCCGGCGCCGCAAGACGGCATTCCTGGCCTGGATGTGCCGGAGGATATGCCCTCCTTTGGTTCTTTTGATCATTAACCCCTAACCTGTTGACGACGATGGACGCAATGGAAATGGTCAAAGACGAACGGCAGGGACGGCCCAGCGCGAGCGGGATGCAACGGCTTTTCCTCTGCCCCGGGTCCTGGCAGGCGGAGAAGAAGTGCCCCGTGGATGAAGAGAGCGAAGACGCCGCCCTGGGAACCATGCTGCACGCCTGCATGGAACATGGAACGACGCCGGAAAATCCGGAGGATGCCGAAGCCGTGGCCTGGTGCCGCGAGATGGAAGATTTTCTGTGCAAAAAATACCTAGGAAGTACGGATGTCAGCCGTTATCGGGAACTCAGGTTGTTTGAGCGCGGCGACCGTCTGTTCTCCGGCAAGCCGGATTTGGTTGCCGTGGGAGTACGCAAGGCTTTCGTGGTTGATTACAAGTTCGGCCGTCTCCCCGTGGCGGCTGCCGAGTGCAATTTGCAGTTGAGCGCCCTGGCCGTGCTGGTGATGGATATGTTTGAGGAGGGAGCTGTGGACGAGGTGTTTGTGTGCATTTTGCAGCCTTACGCGAGCCGGAAGGAGCCTGCCGTATGCCGGTACACCCGCGAGAGCGTGGAGCAGGCGCGGGCGTTTTTCCGGGCCTGCATTGAGCAGGCACAGGATGAGCACGCCCCGTTGAAGCCCAGCGAGAAGGCTTGCCGGTATTGCCGGGCCCAGTCTTCCTGCCCGGCGGTGAAGCTGGCTTTGGTGCAGGTGACGTCCGGGGATTTGACGGCAGCCTGGGAGGAATGGTCTCCCGAAAAACGGAGGGAAGCCTACGATCTTGCCAAACTGGCGAAGCGGTGGGCGGCTTCCGTGGAGTCCAGGGTGAAGGCAGATTTGAAAGCCGAGGTGGAGATTCCCGGTCTGGTTCTGGCTCCCGGCAAGAAGGCGTTTACGATTACGGATGCCGCTGCGGCCTTTCAAATCCTCAACGGCTTATTCCCGGACGGCATCACGGCGGCTGCGTTCACAGGCTGCTGCAAGGTAGGGATTACCGACCTTGACAAGCTGGTGCATGGCGTGCGCAAGGCTGCGGATGCCGGCGCCAAGGTGGCCGAGTCCAAGAACTGGCTGCGGAAGACGCTGGCCGGATGCGCGGAAGTGAAGGTTTCTGACGGATCCGTGAAGGAAGTGGAAGGAGGTGCGGCATGATGACCACATTGACCATTACCTTGCCCCATACGCCGCGGGAACTCTCGCCTAACGCCAAGACTCCCCTCACGCAGAGGGGGGCCATTGTGGCAAACAAGAAGAAGGTGTCTGCCAAACAACGTGCCCGGACGATGGCGTGGGCAATCACTTGGGAAGCCCTGAAGGGGCAGAAGTTTGTACCCACTCACTACCGGGTAATCTGGTATTTCAAGGGAGACCCGCCCGATGATGATAATGTCCTGACGCGCTGTAAATATTATAAGGACGGAGCGTGCAAGGCCATGAAGATTGACGACGGCCCCCTGCGTTGCCTGGGGATTGACCGGATTCATGACTTGGGCCGCGCCGGACAGGTGGAAATCGTGTTTGAAAGGAGGGACGATGAAAACGCTTAAATGCCCGCTGTGCGGAACAGTCTTGCAATTTTTCCATGAACTTAAATTTGTAGGGCTGGGCCGTGTTGGATGTTCCTCCTGCGAATGGGCAACTTTTTTAGCGTCGCCGCCTCAGGCTTGGAAGGCCGCCGAAAAATATATTTCTGGATTTCCTCCCATCATGAGGGTCTGGCCGGGGGACAAGTTGCAAGTAGAGGATGGAAGCATTTGTGAAGTGATAAACGTTAATAAAAATCTAGCAATGATGGACGTGAGGAGAGGTGAAGGAAGACCAGTATTCATGATTGCAGATAATCATGTCATTAGATGGCCCTGGGAACTCGAACAGAAAGGAGGGAGCAATGATTAACATCCTATTATCCGTCAGGCGGCCTTTCTCCGGGAAAATCTTGTCCGGTGAAAAGGGGTGGGAACTACGCAAGAACGTCCCGCGCATCCCCCGCGGGGAACGCGTCACGCTGTGGACCTACGAGTCCGGCAAGGACGGGGAGCAGGCCATCATCGGCAAGTGCCGGATGGTGTCCTTTGTCGCTCTGCGCCATATGCCATTCGGGGATGCCCTGGACCTGCTGAAAAAAGACGCCTGCATGACGGAAGGGCATATCCGCGCTTATCTCCCCTGCTACGCCTGGGGAGTCCAGGACCCCGTGAGGCTCGCTAATTCCGTGCCGCTCTCTGCCATCGGCCTGACCCGTCCGCCGCAGAGCTGGCAGTATATCACCGCGGAACAGGCAGCAATTTTAGAAAGGAGGGCGAGTGAATGAGCTACATCTTTTCGCGGGCGCTGGTGGAGGAATTCTTGGAAGCGAACTGCTCGGAATCCGAACCATCTGCGCCGTCGAACTCGAACCCTACCCCGCAAGCGTACTGCTCGCCCGCCAGAATGACGGACTACTCCCGCCTTTCCCGATATGGGATGACGTATGCACCTTTGACGGACGACCGTGGCGCGGCCTTGTTGACGTGGTATCTGGAGGCTTCCCGTGCCAGGACATTTCAGCCGCGGGAAAAGGCGCCGGCATTGACGGCGCCCGCTCCGGGCTCTGGCGGGAAATGCACCGAATTATCAATGAGGTACGACCGGAATTCGCATTCCTGGAAAACTCACCTCTGCTTGTGGGCAGAGGACTTGCCAGAGTCCTCGGTGATCTTTCCGAAATCGGGTACGATGCGGAATGGTGTGTGCTGGGAGCTGATGCCATTGGATTACCCCATCATCGCGCCAGATTATGGCTTCTTGCCCACCATGCGCGCATGTATCGCCAAACATGGCCTGTGCTGGAAGAGAGCGGAGGAAGGCAAACCGAAAGGGAATTTGGAAGATTACCTGGCATATCTCTATGTCAAAAACGGTGGGAAGCGAGTCAGGGGCATGTGCGTGTCAGCGTCTTTCGCCGCCCTGATGATGGGATGGCCGCAGAAGTGGACGAGCTTAAAGCCCTTGGCAATGGGCAAGTACCTGCTGTGGCGGCAACTGCATTCCAGGTTTTGCTTGGCAGATTCCAAGAAGGAAAGGAGGAACTATGAACACGAGAGTACCCCGTAAAAGGGCTCTGGCCCGGTATCTTGGAGGCAAAAACCGCATTGCCCCCTGGATTATCAGCTTTTTTCCGGCTCATAAAATCTACGTTGAACCGTTCGGAGGTTCCGGTGCGGTGTTGCTGAATAAGCAGCCCGCCTGGATGGAGGTCTATAACGACCTTTATGACCGGGTGGTGAATTTCTTCGAGGTGTTGAGAGATCCGGAAAAATCCGAACGGCTGGCCAGCCTGTTGGAATTGACGCCCTACGCCCAAACCGCCTATGCCCGGTCATTTGAGATTGCGGAAGATCCTGTTGAAGATGCTCTCCGCTTTGCCGTCAATAGTATGATGAGCTACGGCGGGGGAATCCACAAACCAGGTTTCAAGCGCAATGGCTTACTTCGCACAACACCCTATCCGCAGACATGGCGGGAATATCCCGACGTAGTGCGGGAATGCGCGGCGGAACTCCGGCGCCGGAACATTGAGATCAACAACATGGACGCCCTGCAGGTCATGTCCCGGTACGATACGCCGGACACTCTGCATTACGTTGACCCGCCCTATGTGCAGTCCACACTGGGCAATCGCGTAAGATACGCGCACGAGTACGATCAACAAGACCATGAGCGGCTTCTTGTCTTTTTGAAGACCTTGAAAGGCAAGGTTGTTCTGTCTGGTTATGATTCCGACCTTTATTCCAGGCATCTTTCCGGCTGGCGGAAGGAGTGCAAGGTTTCCCACGACACGCAAGGCGGCAAGAAGATTGAATGCCTGTGGATGAACTACAACCCACAACTGATGCTTTTTTGATATGCCAACACGATTGATCAGAGATGCTATTTTGACATCAGGGCGCGTCGCCTCCCTTTCGTGGGAGGCCGAGGTGTTCTACCGACGCCTGATGTCTGTGGCAGACGATTACGGCCTTTATGACGCCAGGACGCCCATTCTCCGTTCTGCGCTGTATCCTCTCCAACTCGACAAGATGAGCGAGTGCAATATTCAACGCTGCCTCTCCGCGTGTGAGGCCGCGGGGCTTATTCTGCTTTATTCTCACAATGAGAAGCCATACTTGATGATTCTGGGGTTCGACCAGCAGGGGAAGTCCATGCCCAAATGGCCGCTTCCGAACGGTTACGAAGTGCTGAAAGTTTCCGACAAGAAGTACGAACTGCGGAAATTCGTAACAGGTCGTAACGATTCGCCTCAACCCGTTACTTATGCGAATGCGGATGCGTATTCGGATACGAAGACGGATGCGGATGCGAAGAATTTGCCTGTAAGCCGAGGCATAGAGCAATTCCCGTGGAGCGAGGAGGATGTGCGGCTTTTCATGGCGGCCCAGCTTATGGCTCCCAAGGGGGATGATTTGAGACGGTGCGCAGAGTCGTTTTTTGATGATTTTTCTGCCCGTGGATGGAGGGATAGCAAGGGGATTCCTCTTGCCGACTGGAAGCCTGCAGCCCGGAAGTATGCCCGTTCCTGGGCTACCAACAACGCGCAGCGGGGGCAGCAAGGCGCGTCTGGACGGAATGACGCCAACGCGGGAAGGAGGTACGAATGATGGATGATATTCAACATTTGGCCGGGCAGGTTTCCGCGGTGCCTTCCCAGGACGGGATTGTCCGCAGTTATAAGCCGGTACGGTATGATATGGGCGGGTTTGACGAGTCCGTTCATCCGGAGGTTCAGGCCATGCACCGGGAAGTTCAGTGGTTTATTAACGATGTGGTGAATAAGGTTCGCCCGCGCCGCTGGCTGTCCCTGCTGGGGGCTTCCGGGGTGGGTAAGACACATTTGGCCGAGGCTGCCAGGGATGCGCTGACCGAAGTACGCCCCACGCTGCCCATTCAGTTTTGGAAGTGGCAGAAGGTGGTTTCCATGCTTCGTTCCGGGGATTGGGCGTTTATTGAATATTTGGTTAAAGAGGTGTACGTGCTGATTCTGGATGATATTGGCGCGGAGAATACTTCCCCCGCTATTCTTTCCGCCCTGAACCGTGTTGTCGATGGGCGGCTGGGGAAATGGACGATGCTCACATCCAATCTGTTGCCGGTGCATATCGGGGAACATTTGGATGCCCGTATTGCCTCACGCCTCTATCGCGGCAATAACGTGGTATGCCAGGTTAAGAACGCTCCGGATTATTGCTTTGAACGGTATATGAGAAGGGAGGAGGGGAGATGAAGCAGTCGGAGTTAAAATTGATGTCTATCATGTCTGCTGCTTTTTCACGGCTGAAAATGTCTCCGGTTCAGATAGCCATTCTTTCCTGTATCGGTCTTAATCCCGGCATTCGGTTCGGAGAAATTGCCAACCGCGTTTCCGTATCTTCCAGCCGTCTGTGCTTTCACTTGAATACCCTTTGCGGTGCAGGAGACGTTTCTACCTCCCAATATGGCGGCAGATTCAAAAAAGGTTATTTCCTCACGGCACAAGGGCGTAAACGATTGGAAGACGCGATCACACGAACGATGAAAGACCATGCCTAAGAGAGATAAAACATCTATTGCCACAGAGAAGAAGAAGGAATTTGCCAGGCTCTTGGTTGAGTCAAAATTGTCCAAAGCGGACGCATACCGTAAAGCTTACAAGCGCAAGGACATGAGTAATGACGCGGCCAGTAAGGCGGCTTCTCGTTTGTCCAAAGATGGCGAAGTTTTGCGAATGATTGATGAATTGAATGCCCAGTTGGACAGATCAGCGATTGCCACCAAGCAGGAATGCCTTGAGTTTCTTACTGCTGTATTGCGTACACCGATTGGAGAAGTAGGAGAAGATTCTCCTTTATGCCAGGAGGTTGCCTATACAGATTCAGGGATGCGCAAGAAGATGCCCGGCAAGATTGAGGCGGTGAGGGAGCTTTCCAAGCTGGCCGGTTACAATGAGCCGGAACCGGTAGATGTTCCCGGCCTGTCGCAGATTGCCGCGGTGCTTGCCGGAACGCAACAGGAGCATCTTGTACATCCTGATAATGGTAAAGCCGCTCCGATTGAGTTTGACGGGATAGCTGCCGCACCGGAAGAAAAAGAACACCGCCCAGGGTTAATGGACGGCGTGAAGGATGAACCGTTGGTTTAAACAGGTTTTTCACCAATCTAACCATGTAGATTTAGTCAAGTTACGGTTGTATTCATCCTTCAGCTTTTTGTTGTAATGATGGTACATGATTCGATGCGCTTTCAACGGAGGCGAGCTTTCTCCTACTTCCGCCGTCCGGGCGGATTTAGATAATTTTCACCGTGGGGCTTCCAGGATTGAGAATCTGGACCTGGGCCAGATGGGCGGCGTTTCCCGGCGCCGCGGGTTCCGGCGCGTGGCTGCCGCTTTGGAGGGTTCCGTGATTTTGCCTTATGTTTATTCCACCAATGACCGTTTTCTTGTGGAGGTGTCCCCTTCCCTGTTGCGCGTGTTGTCCGCCGAGGGGGATGTGGTTGCCTCCCTGCCTTCCGTATGGAGCCAGGACGATGTTTCCTCCTTGCGCCACAAACAGGTGAACAGCATGTTGTTTCTGGCCTGCCCCACGCATGAGCTGATGGTGCTGAAACGGGATGACGAGGGCGCGTTTTCCCTGGCTCCCTATGAGTTTAAGGCCCGCCCCTGGCGGTATGAGGAGTTCCGGGATTTTCCGGTGCGCCTGACGTTGGATGAGGGGTGTTACAGGGTGTCTTTCGGGGATCATGCGTCCGATCCGGATGCGGCGGTTAACGAGGGGGATGTGATGCGCGTCCAGGTGACGGTGCCCCAGCAGACCGGGTTCAGCACGGGGGCCGTGGTTCGCCAGGGTTGGGTGATTGCCAAAGCGTTTACGGCAGCCAGCACTTTCACGGCTGGGAAAAAGCTCTGCCTCAATGAGGGGAGTTATTGGTCCTGGTGGACGTGCGACAGGGATTTTAACGGGGCGGCGGATTTTGTGGACGGCCTGACGTCTCCGGCGGATTATCCGGAGCATTTTCATAAGGGTGTGATTTGCCATTCCAATACGATTACCTGCAAGGGGACCTGGACGTTTTATTGTTATAAGGAGTGGTACGGCACGTATGCCGTGGAGCGGCGTTTTCCGAATGAGGATTGGCAGCTGCTTGGTACGTCCAATTCCCCGGTGGGGGCCGCTTCCAATTTGCAGCTGACCGGGGACGAGGCGGGGGAGGAGTGTTATTTACGCCTGATGTTGTATGAGTCCCAGCTTTCCAACGGTTCCGATCCCAGCCAGGGGTTTCCGGCTGATTCCTGCGGGAATAAGCTGGTGGTGGATGCTTATAAGAAGGATGTGGTGCTGCGGCTGCATTCCCTGTCTACCAGCGACGTGCGCAAGTTGACGCTGCCTTTGGGGAGTGATTTTTGCGATTTTTTCGAGAAGAAGGGGCTGCCGGTTTTTTCCGCATTGTTGGTTGATGGGGCCAAGGTGGACGGCGGGTTTGAGGTGTCCAGGGAGGGACGGACGATGACGGTGAAGCCCGATGGGTTGACGACGGATGATGTCGGCGCCGGGAGCATGGTGCGCCTGGAATGGGAGCAGGCAGAGGTGAGTTTGGACCGGTTTGCAGAGGGGTCGATTGAGATGTATCGATTTTTTCTGCCAGCGGGTACAGTCGTGTCGATGCAGGGGTTTGTCTGCGTTTATGCCGGACAGACGATTCGGCTGAATTCGACGTTGAATGTGTGTTCTTTTTGCGAGGGTAATGGCGGTTCTTATTCGTTGATGCCTGTGTTTTCCACGATGGAGAAGGCGTCTTTTACGGTGCTGGAGGATGGGGTTTATGTGGTGAGGATGGAGACCTGGACCGGAGGTTCCGTCAGTCAACGGGCCAGAGCGCAGCTGGAGGTGCCGCCCTGTACGGCGTGGATGGAGGCAGAGGTGGCCGAGGTGACGACTTCCGCGGAGTATTCCCTTTGGGATAATGTGTCCGCGGTTCCGGAGGGGGTACCTCCGTCCGGGGAGTCGTTGATGTGGAGTTTCGCGGCGTTCCGGGGGGTGTACGGGTTTCCTTCCCTGGTGGATGTGTTTCAGCAGCGCCTGGTGCTGGCCGCTACGCAGGCCCAGCCGCAGACGGTGTGGTTGAGCAAGACGGATGACCTCAACAGTTTCGAGGTGGGGAAGCAGGATGATTCCGCGCTGGCTTTGACGTTGAGCACCACAACGCAGAACAGGATTTGCTGGCTGATGGCACAGAGTTCCCGGCTGCTGCTGGGAACGGCGGACGCGGAGTGGGCGGTGTCCGGCGGCCAGGGGGTGATGACTTACGCCAATGCGCGGGCGGATAATCACGGGTTTGTGGGTTCTTCTGATGTGCCGGCCCTGATGGCGACCGATAAGGTGCTGTATGTGGAGAGGGGCGGCGGACGGGTGTATCAGTACGGGTATGATTACGAGAGCGACGGGTTTGTGTCCCGCGATTTGACGGTGTTTGCCGATCATGTGCTGGCCGACGGCGGTGGGTGCCGGGGTGTTGCTTTTGTGCGCAAGCCGGAGCCGCGGGCGGTGTTTGTACGCCGGGACGGGGCACTGGCGCTGATGACTTATAATAGCATGCACCAGGTGCATGCCTGGCACCGGTACACGACAGAAGGAGTGTTCGAGGGGGTAGCCGTTTTGCCCAATGGGGATCAGGCGGATTTGCTGTTTGCCCTGGTGGAGCGGGAGGATGGACGGTTTATTGAGGTGCTGGCGCCGGGTAATGAGTTTCAGGATCCAGGAGGTAGGGATTTTGTGTCTGTGTTAGAGACTAACGCCCTGATTTCTCTTGAAGCTGCTGGACGCCGCCAGCATAGCGGCGGAGTGATGTTTTTCTTTGGCTCTGATGCACTGGTAGATGGAGTTGAGGTAAGCATCGACGGAACCCGCTGGGATGTACTGGACCGTTCCCCGTCTTCGTTTTTAACAAGGGGATGGCATTCTCTAGTTTCTGATGGATGCTGGAATTACGATTCCATGGTGGGCATCCGCGTTTCCGGCAACCGCGATTTCAATTTATTAGCTATTCAGGCATAATGGATAATAATATAGAGATTCTAAAAGAACGACTTTCCGAACGCGTGTGGAGGTTAAATCACCTTTACTGGATTATCAATAAAGAGGGCAAGATGCAAAGGTTCCAGTTGAATTGGGCCCAGCGGCGGCTGCATGAGCAGTTATGGTACAGGAATGATATTCTGAAAGCGCGCCAGCTGGGAATTTCCACGTATGTGGCCATGCTGATGCTGGACATGTGCCTGTTCCGATCCAATTTCCATTGCGGCATCATTGATAAGACTTTGGTGGATGGGACTGGCAAGATTGGCAAAATTGAGTTGGCTTACAGGAGTTTGGATTATGTACCGGATGCTCCCACAGAAGAAGACGTTGCCTTGGCCGAATTAGGACGCCTCATTAAAGGGGAGATTCAAGCCAGACCTTCCCAAACGACGGTGTCTTTTTCCAATGGGAGTAAAATTACAGCCGGCACATCTCTCCGTGGCGGCACATTTCAGTTTTTGCATGTCTCGGAACTTGGACACGTCGCGGCCCACGCCCCTCTGCGGGCCCGCGAGATTGTGACAGGGGCCATGAATGCCGTTTCCAAAGATGGAGTGATTGTTCGGGAATCCACCCATGAGGGAGGAAAGTTTGGCCTGAATTACGAGATGACCAAGACGTCCATGGAAATGGTCGGCAAACATCTTTCTTCCCTGGATTGGAAGTTTTTTTTCTTCCCCTGGTGGAAAAATCCGGAGTATTTCCTTGAGGCTGATGATGAACAGGGAGGCGGTTTCCCGGAGGATTTGCAAAAGTATTTCGAGGATTTGAGGTTAAGGTGCGGTATTTCCCTGAATGATGCCCAAAAGCGTTGGTACGCCTCCCAATACAAGACATTTGGAGGATTGGTCCGTCAGGAATATCCTTCTACACCGGAAGAGGCGTTTCAGTCATTGGTGGAAGGGTCTATTTATGGCTCATACATTGATATGTTGAGATCCAAAGGGAGGTTGTGCGGAGAATTTGAAAAGGACGACCTGGCTCCCTATTACGTGTCCTGGGATATTGGCATGGCTGATTATATGGTTCTCTGGCTCTGGCAGGTGAGGGGAGACGGCAAGTTTTACGTGATGGATTGCTTGCAGGCCAATGAAAAGCCCTTGGAGTGGTATATCAATTTCATCCGAACGAAGTGGGAAGTGATGTTTGGACCCATTTACAAACATCTGGTTCCCCACGACGCAGGGAGGAGAGATACCCACGGGATTACCTTTGACGTGTATTTGAGGCGAGCAGGGTTCAATGTGTCCGTAGTGCCGCGCATTTCCGATGTGTGGAATGGTATTTTTGCAGTACGGCGCCTCCTGAATCATTGCATTTTTCATGAGCGATGCTCCCGGCCCCTGAAAATTGACGGAGTGGAATATATGTCTGGCGTAAATGCCCTGGAGAATTATCAGAAGGCCCCGGCAGGAGCACATGGTGTTGAACGGGATACCCCCCTGCATAATAGATGTTCTCACGCAGCGGACGCATTCAGGACATTTGCGGAAGCTTATGAAAATGGCCTTGTTGGAGCAGTTGGAGCCGTTGCCATGCCTGCCCAAGCGGTAGAATCACGCCAGACACGAGGACTTGCCATAGGCGCGGATGCACTCTTTTTCTAAACTCCACCGAAAAGCCACACGTCAGCCACACGCCACAAGCATTAAATAGATATAATTTAGATGTACGACCAATTTCAAAAATATTGAAATTACAATGATATGGTAAAATACTTTAGTCTGCCTTAATGATAAAATCTGCATGGGGTGCAGGGGGTCGCAGGTTCGAATCCTGTCAACCCGACCA